ATTTCTTGATGAAACAGGCGATCATGGGTTGAGTTATATTGATTATAATTTTCCTATTTTTCTTTTATGCGGATGTCTCTTTAGAGAGGATGATCTTATGAAAGTAGAAAATATGGTCGATGAGTTTAAAACAAAATATTTCGGTAGCAAAAATATTATTTTACATTCACGCGATATAAGAAAATGTGAAGGTCCCTTTCAAATTCTCTTTGATTCAAAGATAAAAAAACAATTTTATGAAGATTTGAACAAGATAATAAGTGACGCAAATTATTTTATCATTGGATCTGGAATACATAAAGAAAAACATATTGAAAAATATGGCAAAGGAGCTAAAGACCCATACAGCCTTTCCTTATCTTTTATAATTGAAAGGCTCATTTTTTGTTTAGATATATTTGATAAAAAAGCCGAGATAGAAATAAAGGCAGAGAAAAGAGGTAAAAAAGACGATGAAATGCTTCTTAACTATTATAATTCTCTTTCTGATAGAGGAACATCTTATGTAAGTCGAGAAAGACTACAAAAAAGAATAATTAGTTTTGGATGTTTTGGTAAGAAAGATAATTTAATAGGCCTTCAAATAGCAGATTTGTGCGCGTACCCGCTTGCAAGACATTTAATAAATCCTAATAAGCCTAATATTCCTTTTGAACTATTAAAAAATAAAATATATTGCAACAAAAACGGGGATTACAAAGGGTGGGGATTAAAGCTGTTTCCTTAAAAAGAAGAAAGCCTCTCGTGATGAGAGGCTTCTACCGACCGGGCGACACCCCGATCCAAAACTTTAATTCTCTTAACGATAGTATAGCAAGAAAAAGACCGGTGTCAAGTATTTAATCGCTAATTTGTTTCTTGGGTCATATCCCCTTACTCAGTACTCTTCTTTTTTTCTCGCCTGGTTGCACCTGGCGCTGAACGGTAAGAGGATCTCCTTTTTGAAGTACCCTCAGAACAGATTGCCGGTATATTCTGGTAGTACCGTTTACTTTGATAGCGTCAAGAGTGCCTGAGTCGCACCACATATATATAGTCTGTGCCGATACGGAAAAAAATTCCGCCACTTCGTCGGGTCTTAATAGCGTCTTTTCGGGCAGGTCCGGGCATTTTATCACTCTATGCCCCTGCTTAATACACGCCGGTGTTGTTTTTCCTGCGGGGCCCCTTCCCGGATTTGTTTTATCCTTTTTGACAACAGCTTCAGCGACGGCTGCCATTCGGCATCGGCGGCGGCCATGGCATAGACCGAACAATCCAAATAATGGTTTGCGGTGCGTACCCGGACCCATTCGGTCTGTCCGTTTCGTTTCTTCCGTAATTCTTCGGCAAGGAGTTCCCGGACAAACTCATTATCGGTACCGGCGTCAAATAAAATGCGCTGGGTATCGCCAGCAGCTCGGGTCAAACGCCAGTGAAAGAGTCCCTTAAACTGATTTGTGTCGAGTATGCGGAGCTCAAGGCCTCCGGGGATAGGTTTATTTTTGTGCGGGAATTTGTCAATAACCGTGAGTTTTACACGGCTTTGCTGGTCGTGAGACGCTCCTTTTACGCCGAAAATAGTTCCTCGGGGCTGTTTGCGGAGCCATTCATAAATTTCATCCGTCATGGTTTTTTCATTGTCGTTGGTATTCGGGCCCGGCCTGTTTCCACCTGTATCTATTGCAGCGCGCCAGATACCCATTGTCTCGGATGAGTTCTCGACCTGAAAACGGGCATGATAGACAAGGGCCTCGATGTCAGCCAGGGTACCGAGGTGGCCGTGCTGTATCTTCTGGGCAGTAAAACCAAGGACATCCTCAATCCAGGCGTAGATCGTAAAACGATAGCCCCAGGTATGGGAGTCAATCCCGGCAGTGAGAGCAAGCGCCGCCGCCGGGACAATGCCTGTGGGTAGGGTAACCCTGTGTTCCGCGAGAATGTTCTCTTCTTTCTTTGTCTCAACGACTTCTTTATATTCCTCTGCTCTTTTTTGCGTCACATAGACCATTTGCTTCTTCGGATCGTCTTCACCGCGTATGCGGGACGCGGCAACCTCTGAGAGGGACTCAAAAAGCGAATACCAGGCAGGAAGATGGAACGCCACGGACACCGGGCGAATGATTGGGTCCGCGGGCTGCCATTCTCCGTTTGCGTCGAACCGGCCGGGTACCCATCTGCCGTGTTTAACAGCCTGGTTGCGCATATAGTCATCCCAAAACATGCCGCACTTCGCGCAGGAATAGCGTCCGAGTTTGTTCCGGACAATGACAAGAGGGTTATGCTCATTTTTTAACGTGACAATATTCTCGTCACTCATGATCTGAAAGTGTCCACATATGGGACAGGGCACTTCATAGCGCCGCGTCTCATCGGCCTCATACTTCATTAACTCCGTAATAAGACATGGAGCTGCACCCGGAGAGGACAGCGCGAGGATCTTCTTTGTATGCGGGTATGTGTTTGTTCTGATCTTGCCGAGATACCAGGGATGAGCCTCCCTTTTTTCTCCGGTACCCGAATACCCCGGCCACTTAGAAATTTCATCGCCGATAAAATACCGCACATCCTCCGAGGATATCTCCGCTACGGAAGTTGCCCACGCCATCATGAGATCCATACCGTTAATAAAACGGATGGAAAGAGTAGTTGTATCATCATAACGAGGAGAAAGAAGCGACGCGAGGCGCGGGGAGGCCTTTATCATGGGCAGGATACGGCGCCGTGCAATACGCTTTGTAGTTTTTTCATCGGGCATGACGTACATCGCGCTTCCGGGGTCCTGATCGGCCGCATACCCGAGGCAATTAAAAGCAATCTGAGTCTTCACAACCTGAGGTGCAAAACACAGATATATTTCCCTGATCGACGGCACGGTCCAACAGTCCATAGGCTCAACAGCATATGGAGCGTTGGCATTTTGCCACCGTCCCGGCATAGGTCCGCCCGTGACAACCCGGTACCGCTCTGCCCATTGGCTGACAGTAAGGGGGAGGCCTGTCCGGGGGTCGCGTTCACGGGAAGCGAACACCCTGCGCTCTCCAGGGGTGAAGCGGATAGAGAGAGGAGGCGGGAAACCCCGTGAAACGTTATTCGTGAAATGTGATGTGTGAAGGGCTTGAGTCATATTATGCTGATACCTCATGCCGTTTTTCTATATCTTTTTGCCATTTGTGCTTTTTATCTTCCGGCATATGCGTTACGCATTCTTTACAATACCACTTTCCCTCAATATCTGATGAATAATATGTATATTTTCCGCAAATACAACAGATTTCAAGCGGTTCAAAGGCGTATTTAAACATTCCGCATTTAACACAGAATCCCGCGCCGTTACGGTATTCTCTGCGCTCAAACTGTGGATGATCACAGGCTTTATACTTTACGTATTTCTCATACGCTGCTGCCTCGGCCTCTTCAACTGTCTTGCCCTCGCCGCGAATGAAAGTTTTACATGTGGCATCTCTGGGAAAAGCTTCAAAAAAGGCCGTTGTGTATGCAGTATTTTCTGCAAGTTCTTTAATGGGATTACTTGATTCCATCATTTTTTCTAAAGAGCCTTTATCAACAACAATGCCGTGACTACCACATTGCACAAAACAGTCTGCAGGCCAAGGTTTAGCACATAAATAGGATTCACCGAATGATCTTCGGGCAAGTTTATTTGACATATTTATTCTTCCTCCTCTGTCTTATCACTTTCAGGAGGCTCATCACAGCCGACTTGGCCCTGTAATATCTCCTCCGGGATCCTGCCGGTAAGGTCAACCTCGGATTCCATAAAAACCCGGATCAGGTCCTTTTTCTTGCAGTTTTCAAACTTCTTTTCCTTAATCGTGTTGGCAAGAAAGGCAACTGCTTTCTCATCTGTAAAAATACCAAGGGAATTTCCCAGCTCAATTAATTCCGGAATTCTTTTTTTCTTAAGATACTCCTCTGTAATAACCCATTCGGTTTCAATATGTATCCCGAGGTGCTTTGCTATGAGGGGTTTGTATTCGAGCCCTCCGGCGATAGGTCCCTGGGCAATCAGCGGGTTGTCAATAAGCAGAAAACAAACTATGTTCCTTATCCAGGTATGGAGCAAAGGAACGGGCATTGCCTCCAGGGCAATCCATATTTTGCGCGTGACGTCTTCCTGATAGCCTTCAAGATTGTTTTCTTTAGCGAAGCGACATTTGGCATTATAATCACCATAGAGGAGAGCAAAAAGGGTCATGCGCAGTGCGCGGGCATCATCGTATTTGAGCAGCATAAATCTTTCCGGAATACTTTCACGGTAAAAGCGGTCCTGAAATTCCGGGCCGTGGTTTGCGGAAGTTTTAAATGAGGTGTTTTCAAATTCTGATTCACCGTGGTATATTTTTTCATAGCAGGCTTTTTCGCCCGTGCAAATCTTTCCCCAGGCAATTCTTACCTTGCCTGTCAGCTCAAGTACGGTGATATGTGACTGACATGTAAGACATTTTTGTATGTCGGCATTTCTTTTTTTCGCTGAATCAATGTGATGCTCATAGATTACGTTAAATTTACATTGATTGAACTCATCATCAAAAATAAAACCTGTTGTTCCAAAATCATTATAACCGTCCGGCCAGTGTTCGGTAAGCCAGGCCCGCTGTTTCTCGCGGAAACAGGCGGGATTGTTACAGCGTGATTTACTTCCGGAGAGATCATCGCCGAAAATAGTCGCCTGGGCGGATGAATTGGAAAGACAATTTTTACAGCCGTCCTTTGCCAAATTAAACTTTGCCTGCTTTAAGGGTATGGACCGGTTATTAATAGCCTGTTCGAGCATCTTTACTGTGACAGGGCGGGGGTTCCAATTATTACCCTGCTTCGGGTCAAGATAATCTTCATAAAATTTTGTGATTTCATCTTCCGGGAGCCGTATAAGAGGTTATTTTCCTGCCAGATGGTAAGGATATAGTCCGGGAGGCTGAGCACAGCAACGCGGCGCTGAATATACCGGTGGTTGATACCTGTGCGCTCAGCAAGTTCGGCAACGGCCTTATCAGCGCCTTTGCGATCTACATAAAGCTTAAATGCCTTGGCCTCTTCATATTCGGTAAGATTTTCCCGCTGAAGGTTCTCGATGGTCATCACATCAAAAGCCTGGTCATCTGTGAGATCCTTAACCAGGGCAGGAATTGACTCTTTGCCGGCTTCTTTCGACGCCCGGAAACGGCGCTCACCGGCAATAAGCTCAAAGCTTCCGGAACCGTTGAGAGCCCGGACTATAACCGGCTCGATAACGCCCTGTTTTTTGATGGATGCCACCAGCTCGTCGAAAGCGCGGCCCTCGAAACACGTCCGGGGGTTGTGTGGATTAGGGGTGATATTTTTAAGATTTACTTCTTTATACATGCTATCCTCCTTTTACTCATTCTCATCTGTGTTCTCTTCTTCTGTTTCATCCTTGCCGGCTTGCTCAAAAATCTTTTCATAGGCTGTAACGTCGACCTTGAATTCTTCTTCCTGCAAATACCGGGAAAGAAAATGTTCAAAAGCATTGAGACAGAAATCTATTAAATCCGGGGTTTTTGTTGCGTCGCCATCGACAATGTTTATTATTGCCGGCGCCTGACTCCGAAAAAAGTTTTCTCCATCGGTGCGGAAAATAGAAGCGCGGGCGGCAAGATCTGTCTCTACAGTCTCACGGGGAATGAGCTTTTGTTCCAGGGAACCTACCCGGAGTTCCCAATGCCGCGCGCGGGCCAGTTTTTCGCGGGTTTCCACATCGAGCTTATCTTTTTGCGCCTTGTCGAGGAGTTTTCCTCCCGAAGGGGTTCCGTCGGAGAGTTTCAAATGTGTCTTGGCATATTTTTCAACATCAGCCAGAGGATATTTTCCCTCTTTGTTCGGCCTGATCTTACCGGCCGTCTGGTGATTGTATATTGCGGACTTCTTTATTTTATATCCGGATGTCTGGAGATATTGAACAACGGCATGAAGATTTT